GATCCGCAATTCAGTGCCTTTGTACAGCGTCCCGATTGCCGCCCATTTATAGCCGCAACACATCATGCAACCTTCGACCTGGATCGGGCCGCGATACAACGCTGGCTCAAACGATGCTGGCGCGCCTGTTAATTTACTCTCCAGGATGCCAGGGCCATCGAGCACAATCTCGTCGGCGCCGATGACATAGATCCCGCGAGCCGGGTCAGTGGTAAACACTTCGCCGGTCCCCTGCCCTATACCGTCCAGGCTGACCGCCAGGGGCAAGGTCGGGTGCTGGATAGCTTCGAGCACATCGATCTGGACATCGACGCCCAGGCGCTTCGCAGTCTCCGCGAGGATCATGTTCTCGGTCTTGTTGCCCCAGTCCGCCGCCTCGATATAATTCCAATCTCCATCGGGTCTTTTGCCACCGTTGTCGATGGCCGCGAACGCTTTGATCAGGCAATCATTCGGCGTCTGATATGGGTTGATCCCGAGCAATGACGGCAGCATCGATCCGCTCGCCTGGGCATCGGGCGTGAGCTTGCCCTGTGCAACGCCGGTCATAGCGGCAGACCTTCAAGCGCGACCCAGGTAAACAGCATCACGCCGATGCCAACGATCATCACAGCCGCCTCGGCTGCACGGGTTATCCAGTAACGCATATCGCAATCTCCTCGCGGAAATCGCTAACAGGATTCGCTGTCTCACCTCGGCCTAAGTCCTTGATTTCGGCCATTTGCGAAGGCTTGGTCCGGGCCTCCACAACCTGTTAGCAATTCCCTATTTCTGGGGGTTTTTCGTTAGGTGAGACAGTTTTTCATCCGACGGTGAGACAGTTACGTTTTGCATACGTTCTAGCCCGCTCGTCGCAAGATCTTTTTTACTCGCTTGTTCGGTGTATCGGTCGGCCAGCTTTGATGTGCTCCAGCCGAAAGTCGCTTTGAGCTCGGCACTTGTTGCGCCCTTTTCCGCCAGGTGAGTCGCCAGTGCTTTGCGTACACCGTGGGCGGTACACTCGTGCGGCAACCCAGCCATGCGGGCGCGTTTACTAAACCAATGGCTGAGCGATTTCTGGCTAAATGCGGCGCCGGTTCTGGTGGCAACATAATTATTAAGACTAATGATATTCGCCTGGCGCGCCGCGTCGATTGCCTGGCTAAGCTCCGGCAGGATGGGCAGATTCATATCAACGCCGCGACGTTCCTTGCCGACACGTTTCTCTGTCGTCCAAACCATCCGACCACCTGTTTCGTGGCGCGGCCCTAGCTTTTGCGCGTCGGAAATCCGAACACCCAGGTAAAGCATCAAGCTCATACAAATGTGCGGCGCGGTGCCAGGTGGCCAGTAGTCAAAGAATTGCGCTACCTGGTCAGGGGTCCAGGTCCAGTGGCCGAGGTAACTGGTGCCATCTGTCGAAGCGTGGGTGTGCGCCCGTAGTGCTGGATTGTCGCCAGCCTTCTCTACCCCCACAAACGGATCGGCGTCGGTTAATCCCGTTATCGAAGCATGTCTGAAAACTTGGGCTAAAAATTTTCTGCGGTGTTCGGCGGCGTGGGGTTTTTGCTCCGCGATTTTCTGCGACCGGATTTTTTCAATATCGAAGCGGTTCATCTGGAGATATTTCAGATCACCGAATTCGTCCGAAATCTGACGCAGCACCCGAGCCCGGACCTGGCGCGTACTTCCGGCGAGTGCCAGGAAGCGACCGCTTTGCATATAATCGTCGATAAGCCAGGCCAGTGTATCGCGTCGAAAGTTTATGTTAATCGGAGACACGGCGGACAGCTCCCCGACCGCGACCCCGTACTCGACATAAAAATCCGGCGTCATGGGTTTCGATTTCAACCGGATCGTTTTGCCGTGCCGCCGCACACTAACCCGCAGCGTCCCGTGCTGCGAATAATCGGTCTTTATATACGGCAGTTTCGACAGCTTCAGCGCGGCCACTATCTCGGCAGCATCTCCGCGTTTTATCGTCGCCTCTGGTTTTTGTTCTTTTGTCATTCCTTACCCTTTCATCCTTTTTTGTTTTCCGAAAGAAATATCGTTTGTCAATTTGATCAGCAAATTGATCAGCAAATTGATCAGCAAATTGATCAGCAAATTGATCAGCAAATTGATCAGTATTTTTTATTCCATCGAAAATCCGTTTGCCACGCGCGAGGACATGCACGCAGATATAGCCGCTAAGCGCGCGTCGATGGCGCGGTAGCCGTCCGAACCCGGATGGTTTTCATCGCGCAGCACAACAAAAAAAGCGGTCGTCAATCGCTCCATCGACAAAATTGACTGTCTGGTCGGCTTGATGATCTTCGTGCGCCCGTCGTCGTCGTCTGTGTCGATGATCATAAAGCCGCCATCCACGGCCTCTTTCAAGATGCGGCCAAAGGTGCTCTCGCCGACGCCTCGGGACGACACGAACAGATCATGCCGCGCAGGCCAATAGCCGGCATACCAATCGTGCATCAGGCTGGCGAATATTGAGCGCCGCGCGCCATTTGCGAACCAGAATTTGATCGGCGGTTCGGCATCGGGGCTGGCAACAGCGTCCGCGAACCAAACCCGCGCTTTGCAGTACGCGGCCATCGTTTCTCGATACGCTGTAAATTCGGCATACTGCTCAGGTGGTGCTTGCGTGATTGACGTGCTGACATTGCTGGCGTCTAGCGTTGTGATTGGTATTTTTTTCGCCATTATTTTTCTCCTCTTTTCAGAACATTACTTACGCTGCTCGGGTACCACCTGGCATTCGCCATCCGCTCACCTTTATCGGTGATGTGCGGGATCCGATTGCCTTTCGCAATTTCCCTGGAAGTCCAGACACCGCGAGCCGTGAGCCCGTCTGCCAATTTTTGCAGCGTGTCGCAGCCGTATTTTCGGAGCTCCTCGATAACCTTCATCACTTCGACCGCGTGGGCGTCGGCGTCGGCCTTTACCTGTTCGCCGCCCAGGTGTGCGCCCTTCTCTGGCGTTGGCGATCCCAGGACAGTGCCTCGAGCCTTCGATGCTTTCAGTGCTGCCTTTGTCCGCTCGCCGATCAGGTCCGCCTCATACTGAGCAACGTTCGCCATCATATTGAGCATGAAACGGTTCTGGCTCGGGTTTCCGAAGTCCGGGATATCGCAAGCGATGAATTTCGCGGAGCTCTCCATGAGCCGCGACAAAAACGGCACGTTACGCGTGAGCCGGTCAAGTTTCGCGACGACCAGGATAGCGCCGTTCGACTCGCACATGTCCAGCGCCTTGCGGAGCTCTGGCCGTTTACGGTCTGACCGCTTGCCGCTTTCGTGCTCTGTGAATTCGGCGATGATCTCCCAGGCGCCACCGTTCAAGTGCTGCTGGACAATCTCACGCTGCGCCTCGAGGCCGAGCCCACTGGCGCCCTGCTTCTTTGTCGAAACGCGGTAATAGGCGACATACTTACCTGTGTGGGGTACGCCAGATTTATCGTTCATTCGTCGCCCTCCTCTATCCGCCGCAACGCCTCTCTCTTGGCTCGCTCTATCTCAAACTCAGACAGCCCAAACCCTTCCGCAATCGACACGCATTCTGCTGCGCGTTCGTCGTCCGGCGCAGTGATCGCCAGTCGTAATGCGAGGACCACAGCCTCAAAGTTGTTAGTTGGTTCGTTCATAGTATCTTCTCCCGATTTACAGGCCGCAATATGCGGGATCCTGTTGGCCTTTGTAAAGCCGTTCACGCTGCCAGGTCGAACAGCGGCAGACCGATCAGGTCCATTTTCCGCTCGTCCGTGGCGGGTTTCGTCCGGGGCTTAAACTCGATCACCTCGGGCTTGTATTTGCCGGTCGCGACGTAACTGGTCCGCAGTAGCCGGTAGATCTCGCGCCATTTCGTGCCGTGGACGCTGCCGCTTTTGCCGTATACCCGCCCACCGATGCGGACCTCGCCGCTGTTGTAATCGATGACGTGGGCAAGCTCATGGCACAGCAGTGTGGCCAGGGGTTTGAGCTCGTCGTCGGCTGGGCCGTACAGGTTGCCGATCTCCGGGTCTTTGGCGATGGCCGGGTACTCCATCCAAACACCGTCGCCTGGTGCCAGGTTGATCCGCTCGAATGCATTGACCCATTTTCGGGCCTTCGGATCACGCAACCGGCGCTCGGCGCTGTTGTCCAGGCGCTCGGTCCATAACCGCAACCGCTCGGCAACGGCGTCGGGATCGTCGTAATCCCAGCCAAGGCCCTTCATGGCGATACTCATGTAGGGCTTGCCGCTGCGCTTGCCGCCTCGGCTGCAACCCTTCCGGTTGGTAGTCTTAAGCACCAGGTCTTTCCGCCAACTGGTGTCGATCCCGTTCGCCTCGGCGATGTCCAGGATCTCGGCAGTCATGCGGTTGATGGTCGCTCGGTTGGTCATCGTCATCCCTCCTCGTTTGCGTTTTCCAGTTCCTCGAGCTCGTTCAGCACCTCGAGCATGTAATCGCCGGTCGCCCCTGGGTACTTCCGCAGCCCGGTGACAATCTCGTCGCTGTCCTCGCGGCTCGTTGCCTTGAACCCGAGAGCGTAGAGCTCAGCGGCGTATTCGGTTGGTGGGGTCAAAATGTTCATGGTCATTTCTCCTATGTGATCCGCATGATTTCGCCAGCCTTGGCTCGGCGATTCCAATCGTCAGCAGCGGCGTCGTCACCCTCGGCGACTATCGTTGCGAGAGGGCGTTCGTCTTTGGTGAGGTTTTCCCAAATGAAGTCGCGAACCTCGTTGGCTTTGCCGGTCAAAACCATCATCCGCATTTTTCTGTAGAGCTCGGGCTCATTGTCTCGCAGAGCGGTCCACATCTCCCCGAGGTATTCGGTGATGACCGCCTCGTATGTCTTGTCGAGTGCTCCGGTGTTCATCTCTCTGTCTCCTTCTTGAATGTTTCTCGTCTCTTACAGTTGATATATAAAACCCAATAGGTACTTTTACAAGACCTAAACGGTACCTTTTGTGGAATAAAATGCTTAGACAGAAAAAGTTCTCGCTATCTCAAGACGTTATCGAGCAAATAAAAATTGCTGCGAAGGCGGATCGGCGCTCGGAATCGAGCCTGGTTGATCAGATTTTGCGTCGAGAGCTGCGGAAAGCGGTGCGCGATGATGACCTGGCGCGTGTCCAGGATGCGGCGCGCAAAATCGCATGAGTTTTTCAAAGGCCAAAGGCACGGGCTATGAGACTGAGGTCGTCAAAGCGCATCGCGCTCTCGGCATCGAGTCCAGGCGCCAGCCAGGCAGCGGCGCAATTGCCGGTTTCCCCTGCGACATTCAGATCGCCGGGCTCCTGGGCGAATGCAAACGATCAAAGAAGCAATGCACCCGCCTGTACAAGGCGCTCGAGCAGGGCGGTGCGGACATCCTATTCGTGCGAGACGAT